TGAAGAAGAAGGGCAAGAAGAAGAAGTAAATGTCCACTGCCGGTGCGCTGCTTGACCGCGTACAACGCCAACTGCTTTCCGGAGTCGTCGAGGAACGGAACAAGCTAGCCACCGGCGTAGACGCTGACGACACATCGTTCGTGACCCTCTACGAACTTGGTGGTCTGCGTGACGGTACGGTCTTTGAGATCGGGTCGGAACTGGTTTACATTTGGCAGGCAGCCACCGGTTCCAAAACTTTGACTGTTGAGCGAGGCTATGCGGGTACGACGGCAACGTCGCATTCGGCTGGGGCGATCATCACCCTGAACCCTCGGTTCCCAAAGGGTCAAATGTTGGATGCGTTGAATCAGGACATTGACGATCTTTCGTCCCCTGCGAACGGCCTGTTCCAAATCATCTCAACTGATGCGATCACCTACAACGGGTCTGACCGGCAGATCGACATGACCGGTGTGACCAGTCTGCTTGACCTGATTGACGTGCGGGTCAAATACAAGTCTGACGATTTCCCGTTTGTGCGGGGGGTGCGGCTGCAACGGAACTTGCCGGTCGCGGATTTTCCGTCCACGTTTGCTCTCGTGTTTGATGAGGCTCCGGTCGCCGGAAAGTTGATCGTCCGGTATACGGCCCCGTTTGTCCGTGCTGCGTCCACGGCGTCGGATATCCAGTCGGTGTGCAAGGTGCCCCTGACAATGGAGGACATCTTGGAGATGGGTGTGATGATCCGCATGTTGTCGGTGCGTGAGGTGAAACGGAACTTTACGGAGGCACAGGGTGACACCCGTAGGGCTGATGAGGTTCCGCCGGGTGCGATGCGGGATTCGTTCAACAACATTCTGCGTCTCCGTAGGGATCGGATTATTGCGGAGAAGGCGAAACTGGCGAGGCAATATCCTCTAAACATCAGGACGTGACATGGCTGGCACGCTGATCGAGTTCACGACGAAGCTTGACGGTACTGCCGTCTTTTATACGGGTACGGGTGCAACGACCCTTGTGCCGGATGTGTTCCCTGTGGCGGTGAACGGCAGACCGTACATGTTGGATATCAAGTCGGGTGACTTTGCCCAACAGTATGATGCTCGTGTCCGTGACTCGGTTGACCAGTCTACGGAGCCGGGTGAGGCGGCGATCAACCCGCAAGGTTTGTGGCGGCGCAGCCAGTCGTCTTGGCACTATGGGGCGGGTCAGGAGTATTCGGATACGGCGGATGCGGAGCCGTACCGGTTTTATACGTCGAAGGGTGTGGACGTGTGGACGCGGGGGCAGTTGGCCCTGTTGCCTGCTACGACGGCGGCGTATTCGTCGGCGCAGGACAACCTGTATATGGCGACTGCTGCCGACCGTCTCTATGGGACGGAGGACCAGTCGGTCAAGTTCACGACGGATTTTGTTGCGTTCACCACGGTGACAGGAACCGATGCTTCCAAGCTGTATTCGATCACTTCGGACGGGTACAACGTGTTCTATTCGTATGCGTCGGGTGACATTGACCAGACGAATGCTGGGGTCAGCACCAACTCTAACTACATTACCGGCATTGAGGCTGGCGTTCTGCGCTATGTGAAGGGCCGTCTGATGGTCGCCGGTCAGGGGGTGGATAAGCACAAGATTTGGAACATCACTACTGCCCCCGGCTCTAGTGCGAACAACCCGACTGCGCTTTACACCCATCCGAATACCGCGTTTACTTGGGTCGGGTTTGCTGCTGGGCAGAACCATATTTATGCGGCTGGCTATGCGGGTAACAAAAGTCTGATTTACAAGACAACTATTCAGCCTGATGGGACGGCTTTGCAGATTCCGACGGTGGCTGGCGAACTGCCGTTGGGGGAGATCGTCACAACTGTCGAGGGGTATCTCGGGTTTGTGCTGATTGGCTTGACGACAGGGTTCAGGTTCTGTTCGTCGGATAGTGATGGGAACCTTGTGATTGGGCCGCTGATCCGTACCGGAACATCGGTGAACACGTTTGCTGGTATTGGCCCATACGTCTATTTCGGGTGGACTAACCATGATACGGATTCGACGGGGATTGGTCGGATGAACACTGCCGATCAGGTGTCGGTGAATCAGCCTGCGTATGCGTCTGATCTGATGGTGGCTGGTCAGGGGACGGTGTTGGATGTCCACGAGTTTGACAACTCGCCAGTGTTCACTGTGTCTGGGTTGGGGGCGTATCGGGCGCATCCAACCGATCTGGTGGCGTCGGGGACTCTGCGTTCTGGCATCTACCGGTGGGATGTGCCGGATGCAAAGTTCATTCCGAAGTGGGATTTGCGTACCGAGTCGCTGCGCGGGACAGTCTCACTGGCTGTGTCCAACGATAAGCAGCCGTTCGTGACGGTCGGGTCAATGGGGACGGCTAATGATTTGGAAGAAACCTTTGACGGGTTTGAGACAAAAATATTTGAGGCGGAAGCCCGCCTGACCCTGACCCGTTCCGCGTCGGACGCAAAGGTTGGGCCGGTTGTCACCCGTTGGATGGCTCGCGCCTACGCTGCCCCGCTCCGCGCCCGAATCTTCTCGGTGCCCCTGCTGCTGCATCATGTCGTCACCCCGTCCAACGGGAAGGACTATTTCGTCAATGTGGACGACGAGCTGGATCGGCTCCGTGACCTTGTGGACAACCCTCGTGTCGTCACCTATCAGGAGGGGAACCGCACCTATTCGGTGATTGTGGAGGATGTCCGATGGCGTCCAGTTCACTCGTATGACGCCCATTATTCGTGGGATTGGGACGGCACCTGCCTGCTTATTATGCGTAGTGTAAGGTAACCCTGCTATGGCTTTGCCTGTTCGTAGACAATATAAGGGTGCGGCGGTCACGACGACCACCTCTAACTCGTTGGCTGTTGCTGATACGTCGGTGGCGGTCGCTTCGACGACTGGCTGGCCGACTGGTCCCGAGCCGTTTTATGTGGTGATTTCTCCCGGTACGTCGGCGGAGGAGAAGTGTCTTGCCACGATTTCTGGTACGAACCTGACTTTGACTCGTGGGGTTGATGATACGTCGGCTCAGACGCATCCTTCGGGGTCGTCTATTTATCCGGTGTTTGTTGCTGTTGACGCGGATGAGGCGAACCTGCTTGCGTCGAAGATGACGACGAAGGGTGATTTGCTTACGACGAATGGGTCGGACATCAACCGTTTGGCGGTTGGTGGGACGGCGGGCCATGTGTTGCAGGTTGATTCGGCTGCGACGAATGGGATCAAGTGGGCGTTGAATCCGGTTGAGGACAAGGTTGCTGCGAAGGGTGATCTGCTTGCCGGTACTGCTGCGGACACTCTTGCGGCTGTGACGGTTGGGGCGAACAACACGTTGCTGACTGCTGATTCTGCGGTTGCTGCTGGCGTGAAGTGGGCAGCATTCAACTATGAGGACGACCAGATTATTCTTACCAACCAAGTGTTCAGTTAGGAGCAACGATGGCAACTTACGCTAAGACCACCTTGTCCGGTTCGACCGATGGGCGCGGCATCCTTGTTGCGCAGACGGCGACACCGGGTACAACGATTCATACCGGCCCGTCGGTTGCGACGACGTTCCATGAGATTTGGTTGTATGCGGTGAACTATGACACGACGGATCGCAAGTTGACTGTCGAGTGGGGTGGGACGACGGCAGGGTCGGATCATATTGAGTTCACGGTGAAGGCGGAGAACGGCCTGTATCTGATTGCACCCGGTCTGCTCATCAAGGGTAATGCGACACCGCTGGTTGTGCGGGCGTTCGCGGCGACTGGCACAGCGATTGTCTTGCACGGTTACGTCAATACGATTACCTGATCTTCATGTTGAAGCCGGGTAATAACCGTTCGCGTCAGGCTATTGCGGCGACTCTTGCGCCGCGTACTCGTAGGTCGGGTGGCGGGCAGGTTCACAGTTTGTGGCAGGGGGTGAATCCGCCGTCCGAGTTTGAGTATTTGGTGATTGCTGGTGGTGGCGGTGGTGGCGGGTTTGCTGGTGGTGGTGCTGGCGGTTATCGGACTTCTGTGACTGGCGCTACGTCGGGTGGTGGCGGGTCTGCGGAGTCAAAGTTGCAGGTTTCGGGTGGTTCGGCGTTCACTGTGACTGTTGGTGGTGGTGGTGCTGGTTCGGCTAGTGGTGCTACGCGGGGGACGAGCGGCAGCAACTCTGTTCTGTCTACGGTCACCTCGACGGGTGGCGGTGGTGGCGGCGCGTTCGCAGCTACGCCTTTGCACAATGGTCTTACCGGCGGTGCGGGTGGTGGTGGTGGTGCGCTTAGCACGGCAGGCAACGCTGGTGGTACTGGCGGCACCGGTACGGCGAATCAGGGTTATGCGGGTGGCAACGGTGTGACTGGTGCGACGGCTGGTGGTGGTGGTGGTGGTGCCGGTCAGGTTGGCGCGAATGGTTCCGGCAACAACGGTGGTAATGGCGGCAATGGTGTGTCGTCGTCTATTACCGGTTCGCCGGTGACTCGCGGCGGTGGTGGTGGTGGTCCGGGTGTGACGGTGTTCGGTACTGGCGGTACTGGGGGTGGCGGTAATGCCAACCCTCTTACTGGTGGAAGCGTGAACACGGGTGGTGGCGGTGGTGGCCCATACAACCTTGCCGGAGCATCCGGCGGTTCAGGCGTTGTTATTCTTCGCTATCCCGATTCGTTTGACGATCTGACGGGTATTGACTCGGGGTTGACTTATGCGCTGACCACCAGCGGCGGATTCAAGATATATTCTTTCACCGCAGGCACAGGGACAGTGACCGTCTGATGGCGCACTACGCATTCCTTGACGGGAACAATGTCGTGACCGAGGTCATCGTGGGCCGCCATGAATGGGAAGTCGTCGATGGTATCTCGGATTGGGAAGAATATTACGGGGCGACCCGTGGGCAACGGTGCCTTCGCACCTCCTACAACGGCAACATCCGTGGCTGCTACGCCGGGATTGGCTACACCTATGACGAGGGGAACGACGTGTTTGTGCCCCCTGCTATTGTAAACGACCATGACGAGTGACCAGAAGGAAATGCTGAAGTCGTGGTGCAAGGTCTTCGTGGCCTCTGTCCTGTCCCTGTACGCGGCGGGGGAGCGTGACGTGGTTGCCTTGCTGTGGTCTGCCGTTATCAGCGTCCTGCCCCTCGTCTACACGTGGCTCGACCCGAACGACCTGCGGTTCGGCAAGTTCAAGAAGAAGTAGCGTGCGTCAGCCCTATGTGGCAGACAGCCTGCCGGTCAAGCGTAAGGAAACACCGCACCTACGGGCACTCGTAGACCAGCTGGTCGCCCACTATCCCGGCTTGTGGGACAACGGCACATGGGCAATCCGTCCGATCCGAGGCAAAGAACAGATGTCTAACCATGCCCGTGGGATTGCCGCTGACCTGTCGTACCGGTGGATGAAGTCAAAGGGTGTACGGATTGGTGGCCGCCGTCATGCGGTTAGGGCAATGGACTTTATGATTGCGCACGCTGCCGAACTGGGTTTGCAGATGATTATTGACTACCAGTTTGGAAAGTACGGTAGGGCGTGGCGTTGTGACCGGGCGGCGTGGAAGGTGTATGACAAGCCGACCGTCACGTTCGGTGGTGTGGGTGACTGGATCCATGTTGAAGTAGATGGCAAGAAGAAGCCTGCCCAGATCACTCATGTGTTTGCGGAGAAGTGGATCTGACATGTCGCAGGCGTGGGCTGTTGTCGTTGCCGCTGTGGTCACGACCCTCGGTTCGGTGACGGTTGCTGTCATGTCGAAGATGCGTAAGGAAAACAGGGACGACCATATGACGGTGATGAGCCTTCTCCGTGTGGTGGGTCGGAAACAGGATCGGATTGAGGACAAGCTGGACAGCCTGACCGAGCGGTTCCACGGGCATTTGCAAGACGGCCACTAGGGGGGCTAGGGTTCCGTCCTCCTGAGGAGGATGCTTGCAGATGGCACGCCAGTTCGGTACGGTGGAGTTGCGGTTCCTAAGGGACTGCCTCCGAAAGTCTCAGGTTGGTCGGGAGCAAGCCGACCGACTATGGGTCTTGTTGGAGAAGATTGACCGGCTCATCGAGGAGGAGAAGCGTGGGAAGTCTGAGAGAGGAAGTGGCGGCTGAACAGCAGCGGCCAATGAACAATCAGCCAGCACTGTTCGCCATTCTGGACAACCTGTCGGCAGAGGAACGTAAGGATCTGTTGGACGTGTTGGATGACCGCACCGTGTCTGCCCCGGCGATTCATCGGGTTCTGACGAAGCGCGGCTACAAGGTTGGGCTGACATCTATCAAAGCATTCCGTACTGGAGGTAACAGCAATGTCTATCCGCGATGAGGCAGGCTCCGAGGAGCAGCTCGCAGAACTGCGGGAGGCACTCCGTCGGGCACAACGTAACGAACATAAGGCGAAAGCCAAGATCGAGGAACTGGTGCAAGCCGTTTATCAGGCGGCGTCGGATGCGCTCCGTGCCCAACCTCCGGTGAAGGTGCTACCCCCGAAGAAAGACATTCGTAAGGGTAAGGCTGAGGTTGCCCTGATCCATGCGACTGACTGGCAGTTGGGGAAACGCACCGTCTCCTACGGGATTGACACGTTGGAGAAGCGGATGGACAGGTTCACCGACAAGGTGATGGAACTGACCCTGATCCAACGGGCACATCATCCTGTGAAGGAATGCACCCTCATGTTCGGTGGCGACATGGTGGAAGGTCTTGGCATCTTCCCCGGACAGCAGTATGAGGTGGAGGCCCACCTGTACGAGCAGCTATTTGAGGCGTCGAGGATCATGCAGAAGATGGTGTTGTCGTTCGCCGGGTTCTTTGAGAAGGTGTCGGTGGTGTCCGAGTTTGGGAATCATGGTCGTCTTGGCAGGCGTGGTGACATGCCGTATGGGGACAACATTGATCGGATTGCGTACAGGATCACGGCAGAGAAACTTGCCGCTCAAAAGAATGTGACATGGCAGCAGTCGTCGGACTGGTATCAGGTTGTTGAGATTGGTAACTATCGGGCGTTGCTTGTCCACGGTGATGAGATCAAGTCGTTCGGTGGGAACACTCCGGCGTTCGGCATTCTGCGGAAGGTGAACCAGTGGGCGTCCGGCGTGTTGGATGGGAAGTGGACGGATGCGTATATGGGGCATTTCCATACGCCGATGACGCTGACTGCTGCGAATGGTGGTCGTATCTTCATTACGGGCAGCCCCGAGTCGGGGAACGAGTATGCCCGTGAGTTCATGGCGGCGACCGGGCATCCGTCTCAGAGGCTGCATTTTGTTGATCCTGTAAAGGGTCGGGTGACTGCCGAGTACAATGTCTGGCTGTAATGGCACGCTGTCCGTGGTCGCTTGTCTCCGTACTTTGGGAGGATGCTTTTGATGGGGAAAACGGCTGGACGGATATCGAGACGTACAGTCCGGTACCGGCGATGGTGGTGACGGTCGGCTACTTGTGGCCTGACTGTCTCTCCGGCTATGTGACGTTGGTGAACAGTTATTTCCCTGATGAGACGGAGCCGATGGTGACGGTTGGTATGCCAACCCATATTCCGTCGGGGATGGTTCGGATGATGACCGTGTTGGATCAGCCGCAGTATCAGCAGAAAGACTTGCAGTAACCCTGTAACACCCGTAAGGTACAAGACAGGCATAGGAGGTGCCCTAATGAACCATTACACAATCCCAAAGCCGCCCCACGGGTCGGCAGAATGGCTGGCTGCCCGCTGGGAGAACGAGGCAGGTGGGAAGCGGATCACCGCATCCGTCGCTGCCGCAGTCCACGGCCGCCACCCGTATGTCACGATGGCTGACCTTGCCGTCGAACTGTTGGCAGACGAGCCGCCGCAGCCGAAGGAACAGAACAATGCGATGAAGCGGGGCACCATTCTGGAAGGCCCAATCGTCAAGTGGGCTGGTGAAATCCTCGGTGTCACGATGGAGGAACCGCAGCAGCTTTACTGCTATGAGGAGCCCGGTGTGCGGATGCTTGCCACGATGGATGCGCTAGACGGTGGCGGACAGTTTTACGAGGTGAAAACGTACAACCGCCGCTGGAAGGGGGACCTGCCAGACCACTGGTATTGGCAGGGCGTACATCAGGCGATCTGCGCGAACGTCCCATACATCGAGTGGGTCGTGTTTGATTCCGATCTTGACTTGCAGTTCGTCGTACAGACCGTCACTTCCGATGAACGCCAGACCCACATCCAAGCGGTACGCAAGTTCCTGTCGTTCATTGACATGGGAATGATCCCAGAGGGAGCCGATGTGGGTTACGACCATGCCGTCCGCCTGCACCCAATGAGTGATGGTCAAAGCGTTGCCCTCGATGCCACAGTCTACGACACTTTGGAGCGGATGGCGTTAGCCGAAGCGCAGATCAAGTCGGCTGAGACAGTGAAGGAGCAGTGCAAAGGTGAACTCGGGTTGCTGCTCGGGGATGCCGAATATGGGCAGGTTGACGGGACTACGGTGGTGACATGGAAGTCGGCCACCCGGTCGTCGTTTGATGCGAAGGCGTTTGAGAAGGAACATCCGGCTCTGTACGCCAAGTTCAAGAAAGAAACCACATACCGCACTATGCGGATTACAGCGAAGGAGGCAAAGTAATGAGCAATCTCGTCATCCGTCCCGACCAGCAGGGGTTCACCCCACAGCAGTTGGCGACCTTGAAGCAGCTCGGGGTGGAGAAGGTGTCCGAGGGTGATCTCGGCGTGTTCTTCCACCAGTGCCAGCGCACCGGGCTTGACCCGTTCGCCAAGCAGATTTACATGGTGGGCCGGTGGGATGGTCGGGCGAACGCAATGCGGTACACGATCCAGACTGGCATCGACGGCTACCGGCTGATTGCGGAGCGCACCGGCGTATACGCAGGGTCGGACGAGTCGTGGGTGGAGAAGGACGGCAAGCCGGTGTCTGCGACGGTGACTGTCCGCAAGGTGGTCGCCGGTCAGGTGTGCGACTTCACTGCTACTGCCCGTTGGGAGGAGTACGTCCAGTTGGGCAAGGACTCTAAGCCGATGGGGTTGTGGTCAAAGATGCCACACCGGATGCTCGCCAAGTGTGCCGAGGCTCTCGCTCTGCGTAAGGCGTTCCCGCAAGATTTGTCGGGGTTGTATACGACGGATGAGATGGCGCAGGCTGACAGTCAGTCGGAACCGCAGCGTGTCGAAGCGACCCGCGTGGATGTGCCGCAGCCGGATGCTGATCCGTTGGTGTCGGCGGAGAACATTGACCGGTTCAAGGCTGTCTGCAAGCAGAACGGTTTGGACTGGGTGAAGGTTGCGGCCAATGCAAGTGTGGACATGGGGAATCTGCGGGAGTCGCAGATGCCTGCCTTGCGGGATTCGTTCAAGGATCTGAAGTCGTTTGACTCGGGGATTGTGGACGCTGAGATTGTCGAGATGCCGGTGGAGGAGCAGCCTCCGACACCGCAGGAACTGGCTGAGATTGTGTCCGACATGTTCGGCGGTGCCGAAGTGTTTGATGCGCCGCCACAGTCGTCACCTGCCAAGACGATCAAAGATCCGTCTGCCCCGGCGACACCGAAGCAGATCGGTTTGATCCGCACCTTGCTGTCTAAGCAGTCGATTACTGAGCGTGATGCGCAGCTGACGGCGGTGGGTGCAGTGCTGTTCCGTACGGTTGGAACGTTTGACGAGTTGTCGAAGGGTGATGCTTCGACCGTGATTGACGGGTTGTCGGAGAAGTGACCGGCGGCCTTGACAGGTTCCTTGCCGATGGGGAACGGGAGATACGGGAACTCGGCAAACTGTTGGATCAGTACCGTTCGGAGCGTGCTGCCGACCCCCTGTATGGGGCACCGGTGTTTGGTGCGGCAGAGATTGACGAGGTACGGTGCCGTCTGCTGGACATGGCAGACCGGTATCAGCATGGGCCGGTTCTCCGCACCCTGTTGGATGCGGTGGACGTGATCGACTGGTTGGAGAACCGGTTGAAGAAGGAGGGAAAGTGATGCCATACGAGGAGGCGCACATGAAGAAGCAAGACGAGTTTCATCAGATGCGGGTAGGAAAGGAACTGCTGGAGCAGATCGCAGAGTTGAAGGCGAAGAACGCCAAGTTGCACATGCAGATTGCGCAGTTGGAGCGCGGGCAGGACGAAGTGGAAGAACCGCCTGTGCCGGGTGCCGACATCCTGATGGATGCTTACGCCCTCATCACCGGCCCACGGCAGGCTGCCTATTCCCATCCGACCGAGGACTACACGAAGGTGACCGACATCTTCCATGCCCTCACCGGGATCCGCTTGTCGTTGGAACAGGGCATCCTGTTCATGGTTGCCATCAAGCTGGCACGGCTACGCACCAACATCGAGGACGGACGGACGCACTGGGATTCGCTGGTCGATGCTGCCGGATACCTCGGCTGTCTCGGCATGATATGGGCGAAGGAGAACGATCCGTGGGCACCGTACTATGAGACGGAGCAGGACGGTGAGTGACCTGTGTTTTACCGTGATGGTGTCAGTGGGACTGATCGCATTGGCACTGGTGGTACGCCGATGACACCCGACAAGTTCCGTATGCACGGATTCAGGTTCCGTATGGGACTGATCCGTGCGGCACTGAGCCGTCGTCCGGCCTGCTATCACAACTGTCAATGGGAATGGCTTGCCTATTCCAACAAGACCGAAGCAGACGGATGGCGGCGGTTGTATGAGGAGCAGGAGCGTCGTGCCGGACGAGCGTAAAGGTGAATGTCAAGGCAACCAAGACAAATGCAACCTTGACGGCTGCCCCAAGTTCGGCACCCTCGGCAAACCGGGACGGGACGGCAACCGGCGCATCAAAGGCTGCGGTGATCCTGTAGCCCGAGGCAAACGGAACCGCACCAAAGGCGACAACAAGGCTCGACGTGCCCGCAAGAAACTTGGTCTATCTGCCACCGGTAAGGCTGGCACCCGGCACGAAGAACATTGGGGTGGCATGTTCCGTGTCGAAGTGAAAGCTGGAGCACAAGTCGGGCCGATCTGGACACGGTTCTCATCGGCACGGGCACAGTCCGAAGCATCCAAAGCACACGGCGATATTCGTCCATTCATAATGATTGCAATGCCGGACGGAACTTCTGAAGGAATCGTACTGTTGGGGTTGCAAGACCTTGCAGATTTGGTTAGTCTCATACAGACGTAAGGTCAGTTCACGGGTGCCCGGCTAAATACCTTTCGCTGGGAGCTGACCTCCCCCACCCCATGCGGGTCAATGCGCGAAGCATTGCGGGTGGGGGCGAAACCCGGCACTACTGCTAAGGTTTGGAGGAACCGATGCTCATAGCCCTGCGGATTGTTACCGCATCCCTTATGGGGCTAGTCACCACCGCTTTTTGGAGCGAATCGGTGCACGCCCCACAGCCGGACACCTATCTGGTGCCCGCCGCTTTGCCTGCCCGCACAGGGCCGGAAACCACTGACCCGCTACGCCCAGAGATTGTGTTTCGGCATGGCGACGTGTCATGGCTTCCGATACTGGCACGGCAGGCAGGCTGGCCTGAGGAAACTTGGGTGCGGCTTGCCCACATCATTCTGCGTGAATCGGGTGGCTGCCCGAACCGTCGGGGTGGGGACAGTGTGGATGCGAACTGCAATATCACTGGTGTGTTCAGCCGAAGGAACCGGTCAGACACCGGGCTGCTTCAAGTCAATGGCTTGAACTATGACATGTCGAGAAACAAGTGGGCGTTGCTGTGCACTGACATGGATATCTGTTCGCAGGAACCACTGTTTGATCCGCTCACCAACCTGAAGGCTGGATACCGGCTGTATCAGCATTCGGGGTGGCGTCCGTGGGATCCTTGCCTGTGGGGTAAGGAATATGCGAAGCAATGCAAATCCACCGCGCCACTCCCCTGACCACATAGACTCGATTTGTGGATTACTCCGGCGACAACTACGATCTGCCTGAGGAGGATGACATGGAGGATATTCAGACAGACCCGCTGGAGATGGCACTCCGCTACATGTCCAACAGGGACAGGTCGTGGATTGAACGGGCAGCGTGCAAGGGTGAACCGACAGACCTGTTCTTTCTAGACAAGGAGGATCAGGCGTCAAACATTCTGAAGTTGAAGGCCATCAAAACGCTGTGCGGTGGATGTCCAGTGAAGAAGGAATGCCTGACGTATGCGGTGGATAATCACATCACCTATGGCGTTTGGGGCGGATATACGGGAACACAACGGAGGAGGTTCAAGCGTGTCAGACGAAAGCAAGCAGCGGGAGGAACTGTTGATGGATCAGCTCGACCTGAAGAATCGGGTGATTGAACGGCTGGTCAAACAGTTGGATCATGCGAAGGATGTGTCCGGTTCGCTTCATGCAGAACTGGATTTGGTGAAGGCAAAGTTGGCTGTGGCTAGTGCCACGGTGGACAGGCTTCGTCTGCACATCCAGCAGGGGATTGAACTGTGAGCCGGGATGCGTGGAAGCCGGAGCATGTCTGGTTTGTGGCAGGTGTCTGGTTTGGTTGTGTTGTCGGCTTGTGGCTGGGGATCGTCGGGTTTGGGATGGTGTTCTCATGACCACTGATGACCGTCTGATTGTCGCCCTAGCCTTGTCGTCGTGGGGTATCGCATTCCTACTGATCTCGATGAGGTGGCTGTAATGAACTGTGTTGAGATTGAACTGATGGTGGACAGGCTTTGCTCGTTCTGGCCGCAATCCAACATTGCCCGGAACACGGTGAAGTCCGGCTGGTCATGGAGTGAAGTGCTGATGGAAACACCATTGGAATGCCGCACCGAAATGCTGACCAAATGCAAGTCAATGAAACAGTTTCCTACCCTGTTTGACATTGAACGGATCGCCAAAGAAGTTATGGGGAAGGACACGTCGCTGGCAAAGGCGAAGTGTTTGACCTGCAACAACAACGGCTGGGTTTATACACAGGCAACGATTGACGCGTTGGATGCTGGTGAGGTTCTGGTTGTGAACCGTGAAGTCATCCAATGCCCGAAGTGTGGGGTGAAGTGATGCCGTCGTATGGTTCCCTGTTCGCCGGGGTCGGCGGCTTTGACATGGGGTTTGACCGTGCCGGATATGACTGCCGGTTCCAAGTGGAGTGGGACAAGAACTGTCAGTCCATTCTTCGCAAGCATTGGCCCGAAGTCCCCAAGTG